CGGCCTTGATGCCGTACACAGAGAGGTAACTTAAATGGAAACTTTAACTTTAGATACATTTTTTAATAAGTACGGCAAGAGACTTTGGCAAGACAAGTATTTGAAAGACTGCCAGTTCATGGTCAACCGCCTAAGTAACTTTGGTAACAACCGAACGAGAGACATCGGCAGCTACATCGACGATGACCTTTATGACTTCATGGACTACCTGAAAGAAGAGGGCCTATCTGACTCAACAGTCAACAGGTACCTGGCAGCCTATAGCCGCTTATTTAAGAAGGCTGTAAACAAGAAGCTGATGGACTATCCCCCGAAGGTTGAGTGGAAGGCTGTAGAATCTGGCAGACCTAGGTTCTACACAGACCAGGAAGTTGATGACCTGGTTGAGTTCTTTCTGGACTCAGACCATCCCTGGATGGCTGACTTTGTAACAATGGGAGTTAACACTGGGATGCGATTAGGCGAGATACTGTCTATCAACAATCCTAAGCCCAAGAAGACAATTGGCACCATTAGCCCCTGCGGTAACTTTATAGAGCTTACGAACACTAAGAATGGCTCAGAACGCACAGTCCCCATGAACGCCTCAGCTAAAGAGGCGCTGCGTAACCTGGACAGTTGTCCTTCTGGTGTCTGGACTAATCGTAAGTTCTACGATACCTGGGCGTTAGCCAAGCAGTGCCTGGCACCTTACGATGACCATTTTGTATTCCATGTGCTTAGGCATACCTGTGCAACCAGGTTGGCTATGGAGTTCAATGTGGATACGTTAATCGTGGGTACAATCCTGGGCCATAAGTCGATAGCTACGACAAAGAAGTATGTCCACGCTAAGAAAGACAATTTGGCTATCATCATGAAAAAACTTGAAGAGAGGGCAGCATGAGCAGCGAAGATGATGACAAAAAGAAAGAAGAAACTAAATTACCCTTACAGTTTCAAATAGCGTTAGGGTTTGCCACTGATTGTTTTGACCTTGAGGACCTGGAACCTGTTCCTGGTAATGAGGGAAGACTACCAGACAAACCTACGCTGCACTAACAGTACTAGAGCCTCCAAGACGGAGGCTTTTTTTTGTCTAGAGTCATGCATTATTGGGTAATTTGCTATGCATAAGAATATATAAAAGATGCTCTAGACACAGATGATTTAGTAATAACTTTACATTGAAGGGTTCTAAAGACATTAACGGAATACAGTACTATATAAATACTTATGAAATCACGTATTTTAAGGCTAATTCTATTGTGTCCACCCTAAGAGAATACAAACGTCGAGGGAGACACTGAAATGCAGCAGAAGATTGATGGAACATATGACATACAAATGGACCGTGAACTTAAGATGTTCGCAGACGGAAGAGACAAGTATCTTAAGAGACTAGAGAACAACTCTAAGCTCTCAACTCAGAATAATCCTCATAAGCTCATTACTGAGGCTTTACCCAAGGTTGCTCAAGCAATCCAAGATTATCTTCTTTATGAAGAAAGCAAACACCGTGGACGTAAATCCTGTGGCTTCAAGGACCTGCAATCAGTGGACTCCATGACTGCTGCGTACATTGGTCTTGCAGCATGTTATGAAGGTGTGTCTACAGGAAAGACCAGGACTAAAGTCTTACAGTCTATCGGTGAGCGTATCGAGCTTGAGCAATGGGCTGTTGGTCTGAAGAAGTTTGACTTAAACCTAGCGAAATCTATAGAGACCAATGTCGTTAAGAACATCTCTAGTGATTTCTACAGAGAAAGAGCAGCAAGAGACTGGGCCAAAGAGAAAGGTTACAAGTTTGAATCTTGGGACAAAGAGTCTGACCGACACACCAAAGTAGCCTCTATTGTCTTTAGCTGCATCACTGAGGCTAGTCCGCTGTTTGATACCTGGGTCAAGAAGCCTAGCAGTAAGCCTTCTACTCATAAGACAATGGTGGGTCTAACCAAAGAAGCTAGGGATGCCATTGCTAGTATGGACTTCTTACAGTCTTGGCAGGAACCTATGTTCAGGCCACTGGTTATAAAACCTAAGCCCTGGGTTAAGTTTGATACTGGATGCTATTACTCTGATGACAGTGCTGCTCAAACGGCTCTTGTAAGACAAAGCTGCTATACACAGCGTAAAGCAATTGAGTATCAGCTGCAGGATGGGAAGCCAAAGCCTGATTACATAGAGGCACTGAATGCCCTCCAAGACACCCCATTGAAGATTAACGAGTATGTTTTGTCTGCAGTGAAGTGGGCCTGGGAGAACAGTAAGAACATTACCAAGTTCCCTGTCAAAGACCATCTTGACTACCTCCATAAGCCAAAGGACTTCTCTTCTCTACCCCTAGATGACCAAAAGAAATTCATCTTTGATGCAAAATCTGTCAGGTCCAAGAATCGTGAGATTGATGGTCAGGTCACTATGATGCAGCAAGACCTTGAGGATGCAACAGAACTCACAGGGTATAACCAATTTTACTTAGGTTGGAACCTAGACTTTAGACAAAGAGTTTACCCAACGAGTAACTTTAGCTACCACAGAGATGACCATATCAAAGCTATGTTCATGTTGGCTGATGAGACCAGGTTAGACGAAAACAGTATCGAATGGCTTGCCATCCATATTGCTAACGTGTGGGACCTTAACAAGATTAGTAAGCAGTCCCTGGCTAAACGAGTGGACCTGGTGAATCGAAGAGCTAAGTTGATTTACAGTATCGGTAATGACTTTGAAGGAACATATAGAATTTGGTCTAAGGCCGACAAACCCTTCCAGTTTCTTGCAGCATGTCATGAGTTTGCCAGGTACACGGACTGTCAAGACGCAGGTCTGGGGGTGTACATGTGTGGACTCCCAATTTCATGTGATGCGAGCTGCAGCGGAATCCAACATTATGCTGCAGCATCTTTGAGTTCAAAGGATGGTGCCTTGGTCAACTTAATACCGTCAGACAAACCCAAGGATATCTATGGCGCTGTGGCTGAGGTGTCTGTGAGGAGGCTAAAGCAAATTGCGGACCCTAATTACTTTGAAGGTTGGGTCATGGACTCTGAAGATGCAGATGGGAAGGTCATTACTGCAGATGAGAAAAGAGCTAACCGAAAGATTCACGCTAGGCTTTGGTTGGCCCTGGGTGTTGACCGTGGGGTCTGTAAACGCAACGTCATGACCTATGGCTATAGCTCTGGTAAGTTCGGCTTTGGTGACCAGTTAATGGAAGACGTTATGAAAAAGATGGCGACCAAAGTCATGCGTAAGGAGTTAGACAAACGGACAGGTAAGCTATTTGCACACCCTTTTACGGATGATGAATGGGTCCACAAGCAGTGTGCCAGGCTTTTAGCTGAGGTGAACTACCAGTCAGTCCAAGAGGTTGTCTCCAGTGCAGCAGAGGGCATGAGCTTTTTCCAGAAGATTGCAGGTGCCCTGGCCCACGAAGGTAAGCACGTTAAGTTTGAGACTCCTACTGGTTTTCCTATGGTCCAACGCTACACCCATTGGGATGTCAAGAAGGTGAAAATCTTTCTGTATGACCGTGAAGCAGGAGTCAGGAAGCGGTCACAAACGACACTGCGGTCCAGGAGCGCCATGTCAAAGGTTGATAAGAAAAAGTCCAAGAGTGCAATTGCACCAAACTGCATTCACGCCATGGATAGCTCACACTTGATGAGAGCTGTTTTAAGAAGTAAGTCAGAAGGAGTCACAAGCTTCTTTTGTATCCATGATTCATTCGGTACTACCCCTGCTGAAACAGAGGTGATGCATGAGTCAGTACGTGAGACTTTTGTGGATATGTATGATGGGTATTGTCTCTATAAAAGCTTTTTAGGCCATGCGAAGAAACAGTTGTCGCAAGAAGGCTTAGATAGACTTGATGTAACCATCCCATTGAAAGGTGATTTAAACCTGCTAGATGTACTCAACTCTGAGTATTGTTTTAGCTAGTCACACCCTGGACATTCTATTGTGTCCACCCTAAGAGAATAGAACCCTACCTAAAATCGTTAACTTTTGATTACTCAGAAGGGCGTTTCCTATTGTCTGAAGAAACTTAAACTTTTACTGAAACACCAAAGGAGAGACAAATGTCTCAGAACAACAGAGTTAAATTTACGAGCAACAAAGGCCGCGCACAATATCCCTGGCTGAACCAACCAGACACCGCATTCGGTGGTGACCCTAAGTACAAAACCAATCTCATAGTGGACGATGCTTCTGCTCTAGTAGAGATGATTAACCAGGTCGCTGAATCTGAATTTGGAAAGAATTGGAGTAAAGCTCGTTTGCCTTACAAGACTGACGAAGATACTGGAGAGACAGTGTTTTTGACGAAGTCTAAATATGTGCCAAGTTTTTTTGATGCGACTGGGGCTAACCTGGTCGATGGACAAGTACCAAAAATCTGGGGAGGCTCAGTGCTTAAAGTAGGGGGCTTCATAGCTCCATACGAAGTTAGTGGTTCCAAGGGTATCACGCTGCAGCTCACAAGAGTCCAGGTCATAGAGCCTGTGTCTAGTGGTGAGCAAGGTGGTGATGGATTTGATGCCGTTGAGGGCGGTTTTGTAGGCCAGGACATACTACAGGAAGCTTTCGATGCGGAAGATGCACCCCAAACACAATCGGCAGACCGATTCTAAAAAACGTGGTATCCGACATGGTTATCGAAGCGGTCTTGAAGACAAAGCAGCTGCACAGATTATGGTAGCAGGGATAGAGCTTCTGTATGAGACTGACAAGATTAACTATGTAATACCAAAGAGCAATCACAGATATACACCTGATTTTAAGCTGCCAAAGAAAGGCGGCTTTTTTTATGTCGAAACAAAAGGTATCTGGGACACCAAAGATAGACAGAAGCATGTCTTGATTCGTGAGCAGCACCCAGATATTGACATCCGGTTTGTATTTAGTAATTGCAATTCGAAACTCTACAAGGGGTCGAAGTCCACCTATGCAAGCTACTGCGATAAGCAGGGGTTTTTATGGGCGCACAAGTCGATTCCAGACGAGTGGCTGCAGGAGTAACTGCAGTTAAGGAGAGCGAAGGGTCGTCCTCAGAAATGGGGGCGGCCCTTTTTTTTGTGTGAGGGAAATCATGAAAGTTTTTAAGAACAGTGTCGAAGGTAGCGAAGAGCGTTTATCAGTATTACAACAAAGACTCGAAGAAACAACAAAACTTATGCGCGAAGTCGATGAAAGTAACTGGCACAAGGACCAGTACGGTAATGGGTATAGGAATGAGACGGTGCGACTGGAAGAAGCTATTGAGTTTGTAAAAGTAGATAGAGAGTTTTATCTCGATATAGAACACCCAGGACACCTTTTTTGTGTAAACAACAAGTTTTTACTAACACCTATAAAGAAGAAATGGCGAGTAAAAGGAAAGGCTACTTGGTACCGCTATGGTAGTCCTGAAAAGTTTATAAAGAAATATGTTTTGGAAGAGGCGGATTACCAATGATGCCTCCAATAACCGCTCACAATGACTCTGCATTTGTAATGCATGTTCCATGCACCGAATGTGGGAGTAAAGACAACTGCGGATTGTTTGATGATAATCATTTGTACTGCTTCGGTTGCCAGGCTTACACGCCAGGTGACGATGTTGAATCGACTGCAGTAGCGTCCACCAAGAAGCTCAACAAGGATTTAATCCACGGCCACTATGCTGCATTGGTTGCAAGGGGTATACGAGAAGACACCTGTCGTAAGTTTGACTACCAGGTAGGGGAGTATCACGGAAGACCAGTCCAGATTGAGAACTACCGTAATGAGTTCGGTGAGGTTGTTGCTCAAAAGACCAGGGACAAAGATAAGAATTTCACTGCCCTGGGTGAAACTAAGAAGATGGGTCTTTTTGGTCAACACTTGTGGACCACTGGTAAGAAACTGGTCATTACAGAAGGGGCCTTAGACGCTCTCTCAGTGTCCCAGGCTCAACAGAACAAATGGCCTGTAGTATCAGTCCCAAATGGCGCTCAATCAGCTAAGAAAGCCCTTATGAATGCCTGGGACTACCTTGGTGGATTCGATGAGCTTATCCTGCTATTTGACGGAGATGAAGCCGGGGCTTCTGCAGCATTAGACTGCGCTGAGAGCCTTCCTATCGGCAAATGTAAGATAGCTAACCTTAGTGGTTTTAAGGATGCTAACGAGGCTCTCCTGGCAGGAGCTGAGGCTGAAATAGTCAATGCAATCTGGAGGGCTAAGGACTGGAGACCTGACGGTATTGTCTCCACCAAAGAACTCCGCAGCATCATCACTGAGACTGATGAACACTCCACGATTACTTATCCTTATGCAAAGCTTAATGAACTTACCAGGGGCATTCGTCCGTCCACCCTGGTAACGATTTGTGCCGGGAGTGGCGTAGGTAAATCTACCTTAGTCACTGAGATTGCCTACCACTTACATACTCATGGTCAGAAGGTTGGGATGCTCATGTTAGAGGAGCAGAACAAGCGCACTGTAAGGGGTCTCATTGGCCTTCACATCAACAAAAACATTGTCCAGGACTACGAGGCTGCAACAAAAGAAGAGGTCTTAGAAGCCCACGACGAGCTGTTTGGGATACAAGAGATTCAGCTCTTGGATTCTGGGGGTAGCCATAGTTTAGCTGTTGTTATCAACCGCATTCAGTACATGGCAAAAGCGATGGGTTGTACCCATGTGTTTTTAGACCATTTGTCATTAGTCATAAGTTCCATGACCGGAAAGGTCACTGACGAACGGAGATTAATTGACGATGCAATGACCCAGTTGAGAACGATGGTCCAGGAGCTAGATATCACTTTGTTTGTGGTCAGCCATTTGACTCGTCCCCAGGGCAAAGGTCATGAGGCAGGAGGCAAGGTAGAGCTGTCTCAGCTAAGAGGAAGTCACGCCATAGCCCAACTAGCAGACCAATGTCTTGGTCTCCAAATGGACCCTGAAGACCCTACTAATGACTGCCGTGATTTGGTGGTCCTCAAGAACCGTTTTACTGGTCAGGTTGGATGGGCAGGACGGCTGCAGTACCAACGCGATAGTGGAAGGCTTATCGATGCCTCCTCTAATAATCGTTTTTAAAATCGAAACTAAGGAGAAGCAATATGTCACAAGAAGATAAAGTTATAGCGTTCCTGCAAGAAGGCAACAGCATCACTAGCTTAGATGCCTTTAGGTTCTGGGGTATTACCCGAATATCGGCTCACATACATTCTCTGAGAAAAGCCGGGTTTGACATAATTCGTGAAGACATCAAAGTAAAAGACCGCAACGGTAAAAGAACTACTATCGGTAGATGGGCTTTAGAAGGTGAGAAAGTTAATGACTATTCTCAAATGGAGATGTCCTTGTGAGCCTGGTCTTTGACCTGGAGAGTAATGGTCTACTTCACGAACTAGACACAATTCACTGTATAGCGATACACGATACAAAATGTTCTGACAGAAGAGTCAACGCACTTAAGATTTACCATGGTCCCGATGGCATCAAAGAAGCCCTGGACTTACTGCAAGAAGCTGATGAAATCATAGGCCACAACATCATTGGTTTCGACATCCCTGCACTACAAAAGGTTTATCCGTCCTGGAAGCCTAGGGGTAAAGTGACAGACACTCTGGTCATTAGCCGCCTGGTCGCTGCAGACCTGCAGAATGACGATGCAACCTCCCTGGGGTTACCTGAAGGTTTCCAACGTAGGATGTTCGGCAGCCATGCACTGAAAGCCTGGGGCCTTAGAATGGGCACCATGAAGGGTGACTATGAGGGTGGGTGGGAGAACTGCAACCCTGAGATGCTTGAGTACTGCAAGCAGGATGTCCATGTCACTCATGAGCTGTACAAAAAGCTGATGAAGATGGCCCAGGGTTTCTCCCAGGAGTCATTGGACCTGGAGCATGAGTTAGCTGAGATTTGCTACCGTGTAGGAAACAACGGTTGGACCTTTGATGTTAAGGCAGCAGAGAGTTTATATGTTGAGTTAGCGACTGTCAGGATAGAGCTTGAGAAGGAGCTTTATGAGCTGTTTGAGCCGTGGGAAGTCCACACTGAGTTCGTTCCTAAGTCTAACAACAAGACCAGGGGATACGTTAAAGGTGAGCCCTTTACAAAGGTCAAAGTCATTGAGTTCAACCCTAACAGTCGTAAGCATATACACCTATGCCTGGTTAAGAAGTACGGTTGGAAACCTAAGTCATTCACCCCCAGTGGTGAGGCTAAAGTAGACGAGACTGTACTGTCGCAGCTGCCATATCCTGAAGCTAAGAAACTGTCTAAGTTCATGTTAGTACAGAAGAGAATTGCCCAGTTAGCTGAGGGCAGCCAAGCCTGGCTAAAGTTGGTGGACTCAGACGGCAAGCTGCGGCATACCATTGTCTCTGGAGGAACTGTGTCGGGCCGGGCTAGTCATCGTAATCCTAACGTTGCTCAGTGCGTCTCAGCCAGGGCAGCCTACGGTAAACCTATGAGAGAACTATTCACTGTGCCCAATGGATGGCACCTATGTGGTGGAGACTTATCTCAATTGGAACTGCGGTGCCTGGCATTCTTCCTGGAAGATGGGGGTGAGTACGCCAAGCAAATTATGGAAGGCGATATCCACACCTACGTTCAGAACAGTGCAGGACTCCCTGACAGAGATAGTGCAAAAACTTTCAGCTACAGCCTTCTTTACGGTGGAGGTGATGCCCTCATCGGTAAAATCGTGGGTGGCTCAGCCAAAGATGGTAAGAGATTTAAGAATGAGTTCGATAAGAACATCCCTAGTTTCAAGTCTCTTAAGAACGAACTAAGTCAAGCATACAAGCGCGGTTACCTCAAAGGATTAGACGGCAGAAAGCTGTTTATTAGGTCAGAGCATAAATGTCTTTCACAACTCCTTCAGTCAGCAGGAGCCCTGCTATGTAAGCAGTGGTTATACCTGGTTGACCAGGAGATTAAAGCACAGAACCTGGAGAACGATGCCCTGATAGTAGCCTGGGTACACGATGAACTCCAGATTGCCTGTAGAACCAAAGAGGTAGCACACAATGTCGGTGACATACTTAAGCGAATGGCTCAAGAAGCAGGAGAGCATTTCGGAATCAACAGAAAACTCCCAATCGAAGCAGAATATGCCGTGGGACGCACCTGGTGCGAAACACACTGAGTCAAAAGAATTCCACAATGACTTAGACCAACTCATGGCTTTCCATGTTCTCTTGGATAAAGCCCAACGAAGCCCCTTCACAGTCAAAAGTAACTTCAGTAGACAAGCAGCCTTTTTCATTGGTGTTGCTGCAAGCAGTGGTCTCATAACCACTGAGGTCGACTATGAAACCTTTGGTAAGCGGTGGTTAATTACGGACGAAGGTGAAGAGTTCCTGGAGGGTATCAATGAACGCATTGAAGAGCTTCTCTAAAGATAAAACCACGTTACTTATCGATGGTGACTTGTACTTGTACCAGGCAGCTGCAGCATGCGAAGAAGAGGTTGATTGGGGTGAGGACATATGGTCCCTATCGACCAATGTCGATGCAGCTAAGAAGATGTTTAACAGTCGGCTTCAAGGGTTTCTTGAGAAGCTAAAAGCTGAGCAGATGTTGGTGTGCTTCACGGTTGGTGACAACTTCAGAAAGACTGTGCTACCTGATTACAAAGGTGGTCGGAAGAAGGTTAGGAAGCCAGTTGGTTATAAGTACCTGGTGCAATGGGCTCAAGAGGTCTACCAGTGTCATGTCCAGGACACTCTGGAAGCTGATGACATCATGGGTATTCTCCAGTCCTCCAACACCCATCCTACTTGCATTGTGTCTTGTGACAAAGACATGAAGACAATCCCAGGACAACTGTATAGACCTATGGCTGACGAGCTGCTGACTGTAACTGAAGCCGATGCCAACCATTACTTCTTGACGCAATGTTTAACCGGGGACTCAACAGATGGGTACAAAGGCATACCTGGGACTGGTCCAAAGAAAGCTGAAGGTATCTTGGGTAACCATCCAAGTTGGGACCAGGTACTCCAGGCTTATCTTAAGGCCGGGTTAACCAGGGAGGATGCAATAGCCCAGAGTCGCTGCGCCAGGATACTAAGGAGCTGCGATTGGAACTGGGATACAGAGACCATAAACATGTGGGAGCCAGGACGATGATGGTACCTAAAGTATCGTTGCTGACTGGTGCCACTCATATGAGAGACATCGATGTTACCCAGGAGCAACTCAAACGTCACGCTAACGGTGAGCTGATACAGGAAGTGTGTCCAGACCTTAGTGCTGAAGACCGGGAGTATTTAATCAGTGGTATCACCCAGGACGAGTGGCAGAAGTTTGCTGCTTGTCAAGAATGTGAGGTGTGACCTGATGATACTAACCTGGAGAGAGAACCTGCAGCTGAC